CACATGCCAAGAGTGCTGCGTCGCGCTGTCCGTCGAGGCGGTCGCAAAGCCGGCTGGGCAAAGGTGTCAGCACCAGTGCGCCGCAGGCTGTGCAATCTACTCCACACGGCCGACGCCGTGCCGAGACTACAAGTGCATGTGGCTTCAGACGCCGATGCCGATGGAGCTACGGCCGGATAAGTGCGGAGTGATTCTGGAGACGCGGAGTACGAAGCTGGGGGCGGAAACGATCATCGCCAGAGAGACGCGGGCCGGCGGCGTCGCCGCCATGTGGGAATTTATAGCGAAGATGTCGGACGCCACTGGTTTCCCGGCTTACGTGATACTTCTGTCCGGGGAACGTCGAATCATCAGAAAGGAAGGGGTGCTGCCATGAACTGCGAGAGTGACATTGCTGCCGACATCAACGCGAGGCTCGACATGGTTCGGAGGTTCGCGCCGAATCTGGTCTGCCTCCGCGCGGCCTTGATTCCGTTTGAGGACATCATTCTGTCGGAGATCGCCGGCCCGCAGCCGGACGCGGCCGGGTACGATCCAGAGGAAGAGCCGTATTTTGAGGTCGATGTCATGTGCGGCCAGACCGCAGCCGCCGTCGTCGCGATTCGTTTCACGGCGCAGGGCATCGCCGTTCAGGAGTTCATGATCGTCAAGGACGGCAAGAAATCGCGAGAGGTAGCCGTGGACGGGCCGCGGTCAATCACGCTTCAAGGGATGTTCAACTACCTGCGGCAGCTTCCCCGGCCAGTATCGTCGTTCTAGCCGATGACCTCGTCATCGACAGGATCGAACGCCTCGCCGGCGTCGTTCACGGCGAACGTCAGCGCAACGTCGAATGGTTCGCCGAACACCGGCTTTACAACCACGCAGTCGTCGCACTGAAACACGCTGCACTCTTGGTCGTTTGCGACGATGACGCCTGACGACTGAAGTTCAGATTTGCACAGGGGGCACTTCCAGACATCGACAATCATCGGATGACCCTTTGCTTGCGTAGTGGATATATTAGCAGTCGCGTACAGCGGCGACCGCGTACAATCATTAGGAGGGCTTACTATGAAAATGAAATCGTTCGACCCGGATCAGTGGGTGTCAATCCACACGGCTGCAAGTATCGCGGATGTTCACAGAGAATGGATGAGAAGGCTCGCCAAAAGCGGGAAGGTGCGAGCGTTCAGCATCGAGGGCCAGTGGTTCGTCTACCGCAAGGATGCCGAGACATTTGAGCGGAGTTCCCGCGGGCGACCCAAGGCCGAAAAGTAAGCCCACAACACGGAGGCTTCATGGGCAAGCGAGGCCGTCGGCCAGAGCCGACGATTCTGAAGATCGCCAAAGGCAACCCCGGCAAAAGGGCGATCAACCACAACGAGCCGAAGCCGGCCAGTGACGGCATCTCACCGCCCGACTGGGTGACCGGCAAATCTCTGGACAAGTGGAACGAGCTTGTCCCGAAGCTTCTCGGCATGGGCGTCATGACGAACGCCGACATCGACACCGTTGCCCGCTACTGCTCCATGCACGAGCAGTACCTGAAATACCTTGATCAGGTCCGTCGCGGGCTTGACGTTCTTGTTATTCGTGATGACTCCGGCAAGGTGAAGTACATGCAATCCACGCCGGCGGCGACCATGATGGCGAAGCTCGCGGCTTCGATGCTCCGCATCGAGCAAGAGTTTGGCTTGACTCCATCGTCACGGAGCGGCTTGAGTGCCTCGCAATCGCAGCAACAAGACGAGCTTGACGACTTCCTCAAGCGAAACGCTTGACGACGAAGGCGGCGACTTCGACCCTGCCGCCGCCAACCGCGTGTGCCGCTTCTTTGAGGAGATGCTTCGGCACTCCAAGGGCGACCTCGCCGGCCAGCCGTTCTATCTCATGGACTGGCAGCGGAAGATGCTCCGCGAGCTTTTCGGAAGAAAGAATCCCGCCACGGGCGTTCGCAAGTACAGAACTGCCTACATCGAAGTCCCGAAAAAACAAGGAAAATCGACCACGCTTGCCGGAATTGCGCTCTACATGCTCGTCGCTGATTCTGAAGCGGGCTGTGAGTGCTACGGTGCGGCGAGTGACCGTGAGCAAGCGGGAATTATCTACAGAGAGGCCGCCGCGATGGTGCGAGCCTCCCCTGCTCTGTCGAAGCAGCTAGAGGTCATCGACAGTCGCAAAACGATCCTTCATCGCAGGAGTAATTCTTTCTATCGCGTACTTAGCGCTGACGCATTCAGGGCGGAGGGCTTGAACATACATGCCCTCTTATTCGACGAACTGGGTTGCGCCCCCCGGCCTAGCGGCTGGGGGGCGCGACCCAGAAAAACCTGCACGCACAACGCGACCGCCGTTTATGGGACGCACTCCGTTACGGCGGCGCCGCGAGGAAGCAGCCGCTTCTCCTGTCCATCTCCACGGCCGGGTTTGATCGCCGGTCGATTTGCTGGGAGCAGCACCAGTACGCGGAAAGGTGCCTTGCCGATCCGGAGTTCGATCCGTCGTTCTACCCGCTGATCTACGCTGCGCCGCAGGACTGCGCGACCGACGGATCGTGGAAAGAGGAGCGGGTTTGGAGGATGGCGAACCCAAGCCTCGGCGAGACGATCACCGTCGAGTCATTTGCCGCGGATGCCAGAGAGGCCGAGCGGAGTCCGACCAAGCTCAACTCTTTTTTGCGTTACAGGCTCAACGTCTGGACGACCCAAGATAATCGCTGGTTCAAGCCCGAAACGTGGCAGTTGGGGAACCAGCCGCTGCGGCCGTTCGACGGCCGACCCGTCTACGCCGGCCTCGACCTCGCGACCACGTATGACCTGACGGCGATGGTGCTGGTCTGCCCGGACGCCACCGACGGCTCGATTGATGTGCTGCCGTTCTTCTGGATACCGGAGGCGAACGCCGTAGAGCGGATCAACCGGGACAAGGTGCCGTATGACGCGTGGATACGCGACGGCCACCTGCGGACCACGGAGGGGAACACTACCGACTACACGATCCTGCACAGGGACATCGTGGAAATCTGCCAGAAGTACGGCGTGCGTCAGCTAGGAGTGGACATCAGGTTCAACGCGCAGATGCTGGCGAACACTCTGCAAGGGGAGGGGGTGGATGTGAGAGGATTTGCACAAGGCGGTCGCACCATGACTGGGCCGGCTCGTGCGCTTGAGAACCTTGTCCAAGGCGGCAAAGTACGGCACGCGAACCACCCGGTTCTGTCGTGGTGCGCCGACAACGCCGCCGTGGCCGAGGACAAGTTTGGAAATATCTATCCGAGCAAGGCAAAAAGCACTGAGAGGATCGACGGAATCGTCGCCCTGTGCCAAGCGGTCGGCTGCTGGATGACGAACGAAGCCTCGCCGCAGACCACGAAAACCCCCGAAATCCTGATCATATGAGTCAAGAGACGGGCATCCTGTGGCTCCCGGCGTCGGACTATGAGGCGCGCTCACTGTTCGACTATGAGTCGAACACGTTCACCGGCGGAAGCCGCAACCCGGCCGGCGTCAGGGTGGACGCGAATACGGCCCTCAACAGCACCACTGTATTGGCTTGCGTTCGCGTCCTCGCAGAATCGGTCGCGACACTCCCAATCCACGTATATCGAAGGGTCGCGAACGGCGGGAAGGACATCGCCCGCGAGCATCCGCTGTACCGTGTCTTGCACGACAAGCCGAACGCGTGGCAGACGAGCTTTGAGTGGCGCGAGATGCAGATGCTGCACCTCGGCATCTACGGCCAGTCGTTCAATGAGATCGTGCGAGACGAGCGGGACATCGTCCGCGAACTCATTCCCCTTCACCCGAGTCGAATGCGGGTTGAAAGTATCGAAACGGGAACAATTCGATACACGTATCAGGAGGAGACCGGACGGCTCACGACGTACTCGCAAGATCAGATCATGCACATCCGTTGGCTCACGAACGACGGAGTCAACGGCATGGTTCCAATCGAGCTTGCGAAGGACGCCATCGGGCTTGCCAGAGCCTGCGAGATTCACGGCGCCAGTTTCTTTGCGAACGGCGCGCGTCCGGGCCTTGTTTTATCGACCGACAACAACCTCTCCGTCGATGCGGCCGAGACGCTGCGAGTGAATTGGGAGCGCGTTCATAGAGGCCCAGACCGCGCGCAGAAAACGGCTGTACTCACCGGGGGACTCAAGCCCGTCGAATTCGGGAACACGAACCAAGAATCGCAGTTTCTTGAGACGAGGCGGTTTCAGATCGAGGAAGTATGCCGACTCTACCGAGTACCCCCCCATTTGGTGGGTGACCTTTCGCGAAGCACGTTCGCGAATATCGAGCAGCAAAGTATCGACTTTGTGCAGCACACGCTCCTGCCGTGGTTGCGGCGGTTTGAGTCGGCGTTTCACCGCGACCTGTTTGGCGACGGCGACACGACTCACTTCACCGAATTCGACACACGCGGCTTCATGCGAGGCGATGCCGCCGCGCGGGCCAGCTACTACCAGACGCTTCACGGCCTCGGCGTTGCTTCGGTCAACGAACTGCGGGCGTGGGAGAACCTGAATCCGGTCGAGGGCGGCGACACCCGGTTCACGCCGCTAAACATGCAGACGCTGGAGGCGGCGGCGAACCAGCCCCCTGCCCCGGCGCCGCCCCCGACTCCTGCGGCGAGCGTGAACGAGCTAGTAGCGGTTCTTTCACAGATCGCCGCCGGCTCAATCGCCCCGGAAGCGGCGAAGAGCATCATGGCCGCCGCCTTCCCGGCGCTGCCAGAGAACCTTGCCTCTCAGATCGTGGCGGGAGTATCGGGTCCGGAGAAGCCGACCGAACAGCCGGCAGATCGTCCGGCGGCGGAGGTCGGCGGGCTGGTGACAATCCTCGCGCAGGTGAAGGAGGGCGGCCTGACCCCGGACGCCGCGGTCGCGGCCCTTGGCTCCGTCTATCCGGGCCTGCCGGACGCCACGACACGCCAGATCGTGGCGGGCGTCAATCCGCCCTCTCAGCCGCAGGAGCGGCCCACGGCAGACGTTGGCGGGCTGCTTGCGATCCTCGGGCAGGTGACCCAAGGGGCGGTCACGCCGGAAGCTGCCCTCTCCATCGTGACGGCGGTCTTCCCGACGATGCCGCAGCCGCTGGCGCAAGCGATCATTGCCGGCGCGAAGCAGCAACAGCCGCCGCAGCAACCTCCTCCGGGCGCCCCGGAAGGCCAGTCTCCATTCGGACCCGGCGGGCCTCCGGGTGCGCCAGAGCAGCCGACGAGCGGCCCGCAGGACTCACGCGCGTTCTGCCCCGGCGCCTCGCCTCCGGACAACACATGCTCGCCAGCAAACAAGGGAGACTCAGCACCACGGCCGCCAGCCGCACCGGAACCGTCGAAGACCCCGGTCGGTGACGACGACCCGCGAGGGAAGCTAACCGGCCACACGGCGGAGCAGCGCCTTGCCTACGCGAAAGAGGTCGAACAGTGGTTGAAGGAACACCACGGGATCATGCTCGTCGAGTACGGAGACTTCGCTGACCCGCTACCACCTTCAATGCACGCGATGCAGTTGGTCACGGAGGGGGTGCCGAAGATTGTTGAGCTTGGAATGGCGAAGCCGGAAGCAATCATTTTTGATGACGGCCTTCCGCCCAAAGCAGCGGCAGCCTTCTATCAGTGGAACAACTCCATTGCGATCAACCCTAACTTCAACATCTCAAGTCTTGGCAAAGCAAAGCCGGGGCAGTTTGCGAGCAACGCGTTGCCGGATGTGCTTGTTCACGAGTCTGCACACAAGCAGCACATCGCAAGCATTCGCGACAAAGTTCCATCGTTCTATAGAGGCAAGGACGAGCAGGCCGTTGACAATGCAGCCAG